CGACCGGCGGGTGCAGGTCACCATGGGGGCCGCCGGCGAAATCGAGTTCGACGTGTTGACGAACGGGTTCGGTCTGCTCGCTCAAGGGGTTTTCGGGAGCGTGACTAACCCTACCCAACAGGGTGGCACGTCAGCCTACAAAAGCACGTTCCAGAGTGCGTCGGATGCGAGCCCGGTCAGCTTCACAATTCAAAAGCTGGCGGTGAATAACGCCGGCACGTTGCAGGCGTTCACCTACCATGGGGCGGTTATCACCGAGTTTGAACTGAGCCAGGACGTGGGCGGTCTGCTGGTCGCCAAAATGTCGTTCGACGCTGAGGATGAGGACACGACGACGGCCGCCGGCACGCCCACCTATCCGGCGGGTGCTGTGCCGTTCAACTGGACGCAGGCGGCGGTCACGGTCAGCGGTAACGCTGTCGAGGTGACGTCGTTCAAGTTCTCGGCTAATAACGGCCTGAAGACAGACCGGCGGTTTCTGCGTGGCTCATCGTTGAAGCGGGCCCCACGTCGTGCGGCTGTGCCCGAGTATTCAGGGGAGATGATGGTCGAGTTTGCGGACTTGACCCAGTATAACAACTTCAAGAACGGGGCGATCGTGCCTATCGTGGCGACGTGGACCGGGGCGGTTATCGGCGGCAGCTATAACTACGAGGTAAAACTAACCCTTGCCGCCTGCCAGTATGATGGCACCACTCCCGAGGCTTCGATCGACGATCTGACCATGCAGGCGCTGCCGTTCAAGGTGCTTCACAATGGCACCGACCCGGCGGTCAAGCTGGAATACACCAGCACCGACACCACGCTCTAGTCATGTCCCGCCCACCTGTTGTCGCCTCGGTCAAGGTGGAGGGGTTGCGTGAGCTGCAACGAGAGTTGCGTCGGCTGGAGGAAACAGAGCTACGTAAGGAGTTGCGGGGGATCAATAAGGACGCCGCACGGATCGTGGCCGACGAGGGCAAGGCTAGGGCGCCTTCGCGTACCGGCCGCCTGGCGGCGTCCATTACCCCTAAGGGTGAGCAGAGGGGGGCGGTCGTCCAGGCGGGGAGTGCGTCCCGCGTCCCGTATGCCGGCCCGATCCACTTTGGATGGGCAGCCCGGAATATTGAGCCAAACCCCTTTCTCTATGATGCACTAAGTGACCGATGGTCTGAGGTCTATAATAGCTACCAAAAGGCCCTTGACGATCTAGTAGACCGTTTCAACGATAAGCGATAAGGGAGTGCATGCTATGGCAGTTGAGCCGCAAACTGTGTCCATCGATATTGAAACACTTTCTATCGAAGAAGTGGAAATTATCGAGGACATGTTGGGTTTGCCTATTGATAAGCTTACTGATCCGAACACCCCAAAGGGTAGGATGATGCGTGCGATTGCTTATGTTATCGCACGGCGTACCGATCCGACGGTGACCCCTGAGGATGTCGGAAAGTGGACCATCCGGCTGGAGTCGGGCACGCTGGACCCTACCGGCGCCAGCGGACGCTAACGCTGGCCCGGGTATCGCAAGAGTTCGGCCTAAGCTTCGCCGAGGCTAAGCGGCTGCGGCTGTATGAGCTGGCGGCCCTGGTGGATGTGCTTAGGCAACAGGACCGCCGACGTCGTGACGCTGAAAGGTTGAGCTGATGGCTAAGCCTATCAAAATTGAGATTTTGGGCGATACGTCCGGTCTGGAAAAGGCGGTCGATTCAGCCAGTAAGAAACTGGGGCATATCGGCGACGCTGTGAAGAAAGCCGGGACGGTAGTCGCCGCTGGGATCGGTGCGGCCGCTGCGGGTGTCGTCGCCTTCGGCGTAAAGTCCGTGCAGGGCATGATTGAAACCGAGAAGGTGGCCGCCCAGACCAGGGCGGTCATTAAGAGCATGGGTGACGTGGCGAACGTCAGCGCCGAGGACGTAGACAAACTCTCGGCGTCGATTCAATCTATGTCGGGGCTATCCGGTGATGCCGTACAGCATGCCGCTAACCTACTGCTCACGTTCGGTAACGTCAAAAATGAGGTCGGCGAGGGAAACGACATTTTCACTCGCACCACCTATCTAATGGCTGACATGGCGACGGCGATGGGCTCCGACGTTAGCTCGTCAGCTATCCAGCTTGGTAAAGCCTTGAATGACCCTATCACCGGCGTTGGTGCGCTAGCTGAGGTCGGGGTTTCGTTCACTCAAGAACAAAAGGAGATGATCAAAACCCTAGTCGAGTCCGGTAACGTGCTCGACGCCCAAAAGATTATCCTAAGCGAGCTGGATAAGCAGTTCGGCGGCTCAGCTAAGGCTTTCGGTGAGACGACGGCCGGCAAGGTTGAACGCATGAAAAGGGCGTTTGAGGAGTTCGGTAAAGCTTTGGTGGTGCGGGTGCTGCCGGTGATTAGCTCGCTTGCCACCTGGGCTATGGATAAGGTGATTCCGGCGCTTGAACGCTGGGGGCGGGTGGTCACCGATAAGGTCGTGCCAGCTATCGGCGATCTGATCGACCGCTACCTGCGGCCACTGGTAGAGAGGGTGGTTCCTGTCGTCCGTGACTGGTTCGATAAGTTGACCAAGGGCGGTGAGGACATGACCCCGGTTATCGGCGCCCTTGCCGGCGTTCTGGGGTTGGCGGCTGTGGCGGCCGCAACGTGGGCGGCGAGCATGGCGGCGGCCGCTGCACCGGTGGTGTTGGTGATCGGCGCTGTAGCGGCCCTGGGCGCCGGTCTGGTCTACGCCTGGCGTAATTGGGATGGGTTCCGTGAGGTCGTGCAAAAGGTGGTGGCCTGGTTCAAGGACACCGCTTGGCCTGAGATAAAACGGATCGCCGAGGCCCTCGGCCCCATGTTCTCCGCCGCTTTCGAGGCTGTAAAAGCGGTCATCGCTAAGGTCGTGGAGGTGATCCGGAAAATCTGGGATGGCTGGGGGTCCGACCTGATCGGCACGGTCCGGCGGTCGTTCGATGCTATAATGGACGTCATCCATGGTGTCATTGAAACACTGACCGGGATTTTCGAGCTGATAAAAGCCATCCTAACGGGTAAATGGGGCGAGGCTTGGGATGCTGTCAAACAGATTTTCTCGGGGGCGTGGGAGGCTGTCCTCGGCGTCCTGCGCGTGGCTGGTAATGCTATCGAAGCTGCTTTGACTGGCGTCCGTACTGTGATTGCTGCGGCGTTCACTGCAGCGTGGAACGCAGCGAAAACGGCGGTAATTGACGGATGGAATAACCTTTCGGACTGGCTATCTAAGGTGCCGGACAAGTTGCGCACTCTAGCTTCCGGCTGGCTCGACGCCGGTAAGGATATGGGCAAAAAGATCTTGGATGGTATCGTTCAGGGGTTGAAGAGCACCGCTGGTTTTGTCGCTGACTTTGCCGAAGCAGTGAAGAACGCCCTAATCGACGGCGCAAACTGGGTCATCGATAAGATGAACGACGCCATACCTAATAAAATCGAAATCCCCGGCCCGATCCCGGATATCAACCTGCCGGATAACCCTTTCCCGCGTATCCGCCGGGCGATGGGCGGGCCTGCGGAAGGGTGGACGTGGGTTGGTGAGCGTGGCCCTGAGGCTGTTTGGCTGCCACGTGGTAGCCAGGTGCGGGCCACCCACGAGTCACCGCCAGCCGTGGGCGGGGTGGTGGTCAACGTGCAAACCGACGCCGACCCGTACGCTATCGCTGATGCTGTGGCCTGGGCGCTGCGCACGTCGGGGAGGTGAGCGATGGCATTAGGCGACCTGGTAACGGCCGACTGGCAGCTAGAATACGCCGGTAAGGCTCTTGGTGACGGTAGCCCCTTCCTGGTGGCCAAAATCGACGGGCTTTTAGACTTGCCAGCGGTCACCACGGCCGACAAGGGCCGGTTGCGGCGCCATGGCTTGATCCCCGGCGATGACTTCACCGGCGGCCGGTCGGTGGTGATCACGTTCGAGGTGTTCGGGGACACGGTGGCGGAGTTCACGGATGCGGTGGCTGACCTGGCCGCCCTGACCACCCCGGGGAAGGACGAACAGGCCCTAGTTTTCAAGATCCCTGGGGTGGCGGGTGGTGGTCACCGGTTGATCTACTGCCGGCCACGCAAACGGTCCCTGCCGATCGGACGCGAATACTATTACCGGCTGCCGCTGGCCCAAGTGGAGTTCGTGGCCACTGACCCGCGTATCTATAGTCTTTTCGAGTATAACGAGACGACAACACTCCCGAGCGCCGGCGGTGGGGTCACGTTCCCGCTGACGTTCCCGCTGACGTTCGGGTCGGTGAGCACCGGCGGCGTTATCTGGCCATGGAACGATGGCACTTTCGATACACCACCAAAGTTTACGATCACCGGGCCGGTGGTAAATCCTAAGATAATGAATGTCACACTAGATAAGTGGATTCAGTGCGAAATCTCGCTAGCCGCTGGCGACACGTTGACGATCGACACCGAGAAGCGTACGATCATGCTCAATGGCACGGCGAGCCGGTATCATACTCTGACGGCGGACAGTAAATGGTGGGAGCTGGTGCCCGGTTCTAATGAGGTGCATTATTCGGCGTCAACGCAAACGTCGTCAACGTTGACGGTCCTTTGGCGTGCTGCGTGGATCTAAGGAGATGACCGATGTCTATTGAGAACCCTCCCGTCTTCTTGCAGGCTGGCTCGCACCCTGCGCAGACTGTGCGCCGGATGATCGAGTCGCTGGTCGATGCAACGGCCGGCGTGGCGCCTATTGTGGGCTCTGGCCAGCTCCAGGTGGTGCAAAACACCACACCTAATATGAGCGTGTTAGTGTACCCTGGCGTGTGCTTTATTGCGGGTACTTATACACTCAATCAGGGCTTTTACTTTGCCGAGAGCCGCTACACTACGACCGTTTCTATCGCTGCATCGAATCCGACGAACCCTCGAAAAGATATTATTATCGTAAGGGTGCGGGACAGCGCACATGGGGACTCGCAAGATTTGGTGTCGATTGAAGCTAAAACGGGCACCCCGTCGCCAAACCCTGTCGTGCCGGCGGCACCATCAAACTCGATCATCTTGGCGGTCGTGGACGTGCCCGCTAACGCCACGGCGATTACAAACTCGAATATTACCGACCAGCGGCCTTGGGCTTACGCTCTCGGGGTGGCTGAGGTGCGGGCTGGCCTTGCGAAACAGGCTAACCGTATGGCTGCCAAGGTGACACATAATGCGAATCAGTCGATCGCTACCGGCACCCTGACTGCTCTATCGTTCAATAGTGAAATGATCGATACCAACAGCCTACACAGCACTATTACTAATACTAGCCGTATTACCGTTTTCCCTGGTGGCGCTGGGCTGTGGCATGTAGGCTATTCGGTGCGGTGGGCCACGAACGGCACCGGCTACCGTGTCGCTACTGTATTGAAAAACGGCAGCACGTCCACCTATTATGCATACTCACTGCTGCCCGGTACTTCGGCTGGCCCCATTACACAAACAGGCTCGGACATTATCAGGCTTTTAGATAATGATTACGTGGAGGTCAGGGTCGAGCAAACGTCGGGTGGGGCCCTGAACGTGGAGGGTGATAACGTGGCGGCTGGTCTCACCACGTTTTGGGCTTTCCGGCTCGGTGACTGATAGGGGGATCGGTGGACGTCGTAGGACACAAGTTGACGGGGGCCACCTGGCGGCCGGGCCATCGGGACGGCGGGACCATGGTCGGCGGCCCGCCCCGGCTGGTGATCCACACCAGCGAGGGCCGCACCGGGCCCGGGGCACTGACCGCACTCCAGAACGGCCTACTGGTGAAAAGGTTCGCCTACCACCTGGGCGTGGACCTGCCGACCCGTAGCGTTGACCAGTACGTGCCGTTCGACCGTGCGGCGTCCACGTTGCGCAACTATGGCCGGGTGCAGACTAACCGACAGGGCTCGGCGTGTATCCAGGTTTGCCTAACTGGCCGGTCGGCCCAGATCCGCACGATCCCCGCCGACGATCTGCGCTGGCTTGGCCGCGAGGTCCTCTACCCTATTATGAAGGCTTACAGCATCCCGGAGGTGTGGGCGACGTTCGTCGGCCCTGAGGCGGGGGTCATCGCCACGCCCACAGCGCCGCAGCGGTTCACCGCCGACCAGTGGGTCAGGTTCTCCGGGGTGTGCGGCCATCAGCACGTCCCCGATAATGACCACTGGGACCCGGGTCGTATCGACGTGGTGACGATCCGCCAGGGGTTCTATCAGGCCGCAGAGCTTGAAGCAGCAGCAAAGGAGGTCGCCCCCATGTATTCGCCGGCGTTGACCCTGGAACCGATCGCCGCCTCATGCCAGGCCCCGCAGGGCGGGGTTTGGCTGGTGGCCACCAGCGGGGCGGTGTACGCCTTCGGGGCCGCCCCCTACTGTGGGGGTGCTAACGGGCAGCCCTACTTTGCGGGGCGCACTGCCGCCAGGATCGAACCTAACGCCCGGGGAGGGTATGACATTATAGCCACGTCCGGCGAGCGCTATTCGTACCCGGTGAGCTGACATGCCGGCCTACACGGTCCACTTGTGCGACGCTCTCACCGATGACGTGATAGCCGAGCTGCCGGCTGAGTCACTGACCTACGGTGAAGTTTTGAACGCTCCCGGCGCCGCCACGGTCACCATGGCGCTCGACGCTAAAGCGTACGGGGTCGAGGAGATAGCGCCGCTGCGGCAGTCCCTTTTCGTGTTGCGGGATGACGTGCCGGTCTGGGGCGGTATCGTATGGTCGGCGGCCATGTACGTGGGCGCTAACACGCTCACCTTGAACGCTCAAGGGTTTTGGTCGTTGATGCGCCGCCGGCGTATAAACGGCGATCTGATTTTCAACGGGACCGACCAGGCGCTCATAGCAAAAGGTATTGTGGATAACGTGCAGGGCGTAGCCCACGGTGATCTGCTTATCGACACGTCACAGATTACAGCAGTTGGCGTTACCCGTGACCGCAGCTACTGGGACTGGGAGAAGAAGAACGCCGGCGAGGCTGTGGAACAGTTGGCGGCTGTGCGGGACGGGTTCGATTTCGCTATACGCCCTGCCCGGGTGAACGGCGCTTATGTGCGGCAAATGACGGTCAGCTACCCGGCGACCGGCAGGGTGTCAAACATCGTGCTCGAGGTGGGCACGAATGTGGCTATCGTGGCCGCCACGGTGGACGCCTCCACTATGGCCCTCCGGGTACACGCTAAGGGTGAGGGCGATGGGATCCTAGCCGTGCAGACCGTACAGGATAACGCCGCTTTGCTGGGCGTGTACCCGCTGGTCGAGGATCTGATCGTTCACAACGACGTGAGCAATGAAGCTTCATTGATCGCTCACGCTCTCCGCCGGCTGGATGCTGGGCGGGTGCCGGTGACCATCCCGAGGCTTACCATCCCCGGTGGGGTGGAGCCGACGATCGGCGAGTTCATCGTCGGCGACCAGGTGCGGGTACGCGTTGACTACGGGCTCCTGTCGATTGACGCCACCTATCGGATCACCGAATGGAAGGTGGCAGTCAACGAGGACGGCAGGGAGGAAATCGACCTGTCGCTGGCGCCGCTGGAGGTGTTTACCAGTGCATGACGTCACTATGCCACCGGACTTGGCGGCTGAGCTGCAGAGTATCCGCCGGCGGCTGGAGGCCCTGGAAATGTCGGCCCGCAGCGCTGAGGCCCGGGCCGGTCGGGACAGCCGCCCACGTAACGCAATCCCCATGTACCTGGCGCCTGACGCCAACGACTCTAGTACAAACTGGCCCGCCGGTATCCACGCTGGGTGGACATCCTCAACGTCGTTTGTGACTATCTGGTCGGGGTACTTCAGGGCCACCGGCCCGACCCTGGACGTGGCCGTCCGCACATGGCAGGACGTGGGGAATAACACTCTAGCGGTCAGGTTGCGGGTCGCTGAGGCTGGTGGCGGGTCGTGGGCGACGGTCGCCAGCTCGACGACGGTCGGAAACGTGACGCTTACTGGTGACATCCCGGCGGCAGCCCTGATCAACCCAGCGGGTGGGGATGTGGCGAACCGATACTATGTAATCGAGCTTCAGATATGCAAAACGTCGGGGCCGGGTAATGTAGGTGTGGGATTCACTAGGTCGCCGTTCAACTATTAGAGGGTTTCCATGTTTGCGCTAGTTTTCGCTGCGGTATCATCTTATGAGGCGCTGGCACTCATCCTCGGCGCTATTCTTTCAAGTAGTGTCGTGACCGCTGTCGTAGCCCACATTTTCGGCCGCTCTAAAACTGCTGCCGAAACTAAGGATATTCTCGCTGATGCGGC